GAGACCTGCAAGCATCAACTGCCCATAGCAATTCTGGGTAGTCTGCGAGCATAGCTCGTACATGCTGATTCGAGACTCGATCGGACGCCTCACTAAGATCTAGTGTGGCCAGGTCACCGTTGTGTGAACCTGATTGAGCCATGATCCGATTAGGATCTTGGTCTTCATCGCCGATCACGCGTGAGAGGAAACCATCCTCCTTAAGCGCACGTCTATAACTGTCAAGGAGCGCCTGCTGCGCATACTGCGTAGCAGCCGGTTCGATGGCAATTAGACGAGGAGTCTTGAGCGTTTTAGGGACAGAGATCACCCTAACCGGGATCTCTGCCTCGGGTTCAAGGATGTTAATCTCATTCTTAAGGTCTCCAGTATAAGAGACATTCGGAATGAGGAACTCCTCAGCTGGAAACAGCCTTTGGAGTCGAGTGGTCCAGGTTCGCAGATTCCATTTAGCATTACTGCTAATTTTATCTGCGACAACGCCCGGACCATGCTTACCAACGAGTCTTGCAAAATGGACATCTCTGTCCATTTTTGCAAAGAGATCGCTGAAAAGCAGGCTGGAAACTCTCTTGAAATCTGACATATAGTCAGGATCAAGAAGAGCGTCAGCCCTCCTAACATCCTGCTCACACGAGACGAATTCAGACATAGCTCGTCTCTCACGACGCGGACTTACAACCCGCGTAGACTCGCCTTGCGGTGAGTCTTGAGGGAGAGCGATCTTGCTAAACATCAGCGTTAGCTGACGAAGAGCATAGATTGCTTCTATGTCTGGTTCATCAAGCAACACTCCACTAGCCGGGTCAAACACACGCTCAAGGAAACCTCCTAGGAATAGGGGGAGACCAGTAAGATGATGTTTCTTAAACGAAACATTATCCCAAGGGGCGACGAGGCCATGGTCCAGCCATTTTTGGATGACTTTTCCATAGTCCGCCAGGGTTATCGCCAAAAACGATATCCCCTCGTGTTTGACTCGCTGTTCGACAGTTTTTATGTCGAGCAGGGCGCTAGTGCAACATCGTACCGCAAGTTCATCCGCGGTACAGGACCAGAGTGACGTCAGGCTTTTCATAGTCCCTCCTTATCAGAGGTGGCTATCCTTAGCTCCGTCGTCAATGTTGAGTCCTAACGGGAGTTGAGTAGCATCTGGTATAGTCAGAGACTGAAGCTTCTTTACAGAAGACAACAGGTTCTGAAATGCCATATGTTCCTCAGTAGACTGGCTCTCGCCAATCTGCACAGTAATCTTAAGTAGAGGACCCTTTCTAGGGTCTTCACTATAGAAAACATGTACTCTCGAAGCTCTCTTCACCCTCTTACCAGGGGCAGCCAACTTGGCCTCCCGTGATAAGAGCTTCACTGATGGAATAGCAGGCGTTCACGATAATAACAACTACCACCAGAAATTTTCTGGTAATAAGTTGTTTATCGTTAAGAACACCTCGTGTCAGGATTGGAGGTATCTCTCCTCTTATCCGATCACTGCCTGGAAAGTAGTTCCAGGAATGCCTTGCGGCAAGCCTGGAGTCTTCTGCCCAGACACTATCCGTCACGTCGAGGTCACTAAAAGCCTCAGGGGCGTCCGTCAGGACTCACCCCCGAGCAGCTTCGTGATCATCGCGTTCGAAGTTGCCGAGTACAGGGCCGCAAAGCCCGTGTAGACGGCAAGCGCTTCGGCAGCCGTATAGCCAGCCGGAGGAAGGTCAAAGACGAGGTAATACCCCATCGAGACCTTCACATTCTCCGACGGCTTAAACGGATCCGAAGTCAGCTTCGAAGTGTCGATCCTCAGCAGCCTCCGGGTCCGCTTGCCATACTGATGGCTAGCGAGAACCTTAATGAGGCCGTCACCACTGGTGTACTCACTTTCGTCATCCCCCACGCTTACGCGCGGGAGAGGCGTAGTGGTACCCCCAATCGTGATTGACAGAGGGTCGGTGAACGACATGAGCATCACTCCTAGGGATCTGATAAGACCCCATATGGCGTTGTAACGCAGGTTGATCATCTGCTACTTGCTCTTGGAAAGTCCAAGAGCAGCAACAATGGCAGCCTGGATGGCACTAAAGCCATTCCAGGTGATGCCGAACCCATATGGCGTTGCCACTCGCCTTACCTTTGCTTCAGAAACAAGGGTAATAGCAGGTGGACGTACGTCTGCTCGTTGATAACGAGTAGCACCTACGTAAGTATAGGTACGTTCAACGATGGAATGTTCCATCATGTACCCATACAACAACACCTGACCGTTGATGGCCCAATTGGACCAGTTTTCCAACACTTCACTAGTGTTGGTAAACCAATCAACGGCCCAGCTCCACGGCGAAAGCGACCAGATGGTATCTGGTGTCAGTGTTAGCCCAAGCAATTTTCTCGCTTGGATGACCTGATATGCCAACCCCTCCCGATCTTTCGGAAGGAAGTAGGTAAACATGCCACGAAACCACTGACGCTTCGTAGTGTGATCGCTACGAATCACTTTGCCGTCTAGCGGAGCATTCAGATCCGCAAACCGACTTGTGGAAATACCGGTCCAAGGACCGATAGTTCCTAGGTCGGCATAGGAATCGGACTCCACTACGGGAAAATCATAACTCCGACGAACACCACGTCCTGAATCACGTTCGTACTGTGCCCAAATGGCATCAGCACGAATGATGGAATTCGAAACTGAATTCACATCATTCAGGAATGGCATCCAACCGAATTGGTGATTGAGAAACTCACTACCGAGCGCCTTTCGGCGTTCCCGGTTAGTTTTGCTTCTCAAAAACAGGAGACCGCCTAGTTTGGGAATTCCCTCTCTAAGCGTCTCCCCCAAGAAGGTTGAAACGTCGGCGACTGAATTGGACGGTGAGCACCTTGAAATGGCAATCGTCCCCTGCTCATCGAGTGAATCATTACTCGACATAGCAAAGGGAGGATAAACCAAATCATTGGGGCTCGCGGGTAGCATAGGACCTGTGTATTCAGCACAGTTCCATCTGCTAGTCCCGTCCCATCTTCTACCATCAAGAAACACAGGGTCGATATTAGTCGACTTTGCGTATCTCTTTTTGGTATAGAAGGGACCACCCAAATCACCGGACCAGCTTCCCTCCTTATGGAGGAGCCAGGCAGGATGATTTTCGGACGCAGTTTCCTGCGTCCCTCTTAGCACTGAGAGAGCCTGAGTTTGATCCACCGAATCAATCGATGGTTCATTCAGGACAGTACCGTTGGACAATTCTGTCCACGTCTTCATTGTTGCATTTGAAGCAAC